GTCATCAGATGATTAGCATGACTAACATTAAAATTGTGGAGCACACATGAACAAAGACGAAGCACTCGACTTGGCGCTGGAGGCGTTGGAAAGGCTGCACTACGAGCAGTACACGCATCAAGGAGAAAAAGCCATCACCGCCATCAAGCAAGCCCTTGCAGCACCTGTGCAGGAGCCTGTGGGGTTGATTGACCGACTGACAAATCCAGAGCAGCACTACGAGTTCACCGACCCGAAAAAGGCCAATGCCGTGCTGATGTCGCTGTGCCAAGAGGCTGCTGATGCTTTGGCAGCACCTGTGCCACCAGCGTGGTTTCCTGCTGTTGAAAATATTCTTAATGAATATGGTTTGCAAGCAATAGATTTTGTTGCTGACTTTAAAGCGGCAATGAAAGATGCAGAGCAATCACAGCGCACATGGGTTAGGCTGACGGATGAGGAAATTGAAAAACTGCGAGAAAGCTTTGCAACGCGATATGCCATTGAAGCCATCGAAGCCAAACTCAAGGAGAAGAACACATGACAACACATTACGGCAGAGATGCATTGTCTATTCTTACTAATAACATACCATCCTTTGAGGAGATGAGTGAGGGTGAACAAGGTAAGTTTAACCATGTTGACTGCCCTAATGGTGTTGACAATAGACAACGCTTGTACGTTAAGAACGTAGATGGTGCATACCTAGGCCATTGCCATAACTGTGGAGATAGCCTCTATTACCGACAGAAAGAGACAGTTAGCCGCATAAAGACAGAGACACGTGTAGCATTGGTGCGTGGCCCATCTGTTGAATACAAAGATTTGACAAAAGAATTAGACTATGATAAGTTTAGAGTTGAGGGGCAGTTGTGGTTAGGTCAGTATGGGTTTAATAAAACGTACACAAGTAGTTGTAGAATAGCAGAAATTGAGAAGGGTATTGTTCTACCTGTATTCTATAATACATCTATAGTAGGTTATCAAGTAAGACAATACACAGGTAAACCTAAGTACCTTACGTATAGTAAACAAAGATTTAGTTATATAGATTGTATTAGTGGTATGTTAGAAAAACCATTAGTAGTTGTAGAAGATTTATTAAGTAGTTACAAACTACGATTGGCAGGTTATCCAACCTTGTGCTTGTTGGGCACTAAGCTGGATAGTCAGGCAATGAAAGTTGTGCAGATGTTCCGTACCAAACGTGTGATATTATGGCTGGACGATGACACAGCAGGACACGCAGCAGCTAAGAAGTTGTTTGTAGATTTATCCCCTGTTGTGCCTAACGTAACAGCTATGTTCACGCAACAACCAAAGGAAATTGACATGAGTGTTCTAAAAGACATGGAGTTATGAATGAGTTACGACATTGACCTACTAGTAGTTACTAGTAACAAAGATACATACAACAGATTTAAGGAGCATGTAAAGAAACATAACGTATCACCTATCACCTTAGAAATCTTTAATGTCTTAAGTGAGTATTGGGACAACTACCCAACACGCACTGAACTGAACTACGCAGAGTTTCGTACCTTCTTTTCAATTGTGAAGGGTAGGAAGATCAAAGACCCATCAGCCTATGAGGTAGCGTTTGACAACCTAAAGGATGCGTTAGACAAACCATCCCCCATCGTTAAAGATTTGCTAGGCAAACTAATTGAGACTGACTATGCAACACAGATTTACGATGTGTGCCTTAAGATTGGCACTGGTATGGGCGGTGATTTGGAATCTATTGAGCCGCTACTTAATGCGTATAAGAAAGAGGTTGGTGCATCGGTAGAAAAAGATGATGTGTTCGTTAAGCCGTCACTAGACTATCTATCAAGCACTGTAGCAAGTGGTGGCCTTAACTGGCGACTGAAGGAGTTGAACGTAGCACTAGGCCCGATACGTAAAGGTGACTTCATTATCATTGCAGCACGACCTGAGACAGGTAAGACAACGTTCACTGCAAGTGAGGCTAGCTACATGATGGAGCAGCTAAACCCTGATGAGCATGTGGTTTGGATTAACAACGAGGAGGCAAGTAACAAGGTTATGATGCGTGTGATTCAAGCATACAGCCAAGTTACTAGTAGCGAACTACTTGGTAATCCTAAGAGATATGAAGAGGATTTCCTAGATGGTGGTGGTCAACGTTTCCTAATCTTGGATGATGACTCAGGCATTAAGAGTGTACATAAGATTGCTATGTTGTTTAAGGAGTACAAGCCGGGACTCATTATCTTTGACCAGCTTGACAAGGTGCATGGATTCAAGCAAGATAGGGAAGACCTGCGTATCGGACAGTTGTATGAGTGGGCACGAGACTTGGCTAAAGAATATTGCCCCGTCATTGCAATTAGTCAGGTAGATGGTACAGGTGAGGGAGAGAAGTGGATTCAAATGAACCAACTACGAGGCAGTAAGACCGATAAGATTGGTGAGGCAGATGCCATTGTTACCATTGGCAAGAGTAACGAACCGGGGATGGACTTACAACGATTCATACACGTACCAAAGAACAAGTTGTTCGGAGGTAAGGAAACACTAGAGGCACACAGACATGGGTGCTTTGAAGTTGATATTGAACCAGCAAAGGCAAGATATGTCAGTAAATGGAAAACCAAATGAAGGTGATGTTTACTTAGAAGAGGATGGCTACATTGTGTGTTACTTGAAGAACAGCAACAAGTGTTGGTATCGTTTGTACCTAGGGCCAGAACATGAAGGCGACACGATGTGGCTAAGTGATGCAAACACCGATGCCATTACTAGGGGGAAGAAACTAATGAACATCAAAGAGTTGTTAATCTCAGTGAGAAAGGAGTTGCAAGATGAACCTAGTAGTTGACCTTGAAACAACTATCCGCTGTCCAGTGGGTAACAGCACAGGCAACCCCATGTGGAGAGGTAATGAGGTCATTGCAGCAGGTATGCAAGCTGTAGGTGGTAGTGTAGATGTGATGTACGACAGATTAGGTGTAGACCTACAAACAGTACGTGAGATTTGCGATAAGTCTGAGCTAGTCATTGGTCACAATGTTAAGTTTGATTTGTTGTACATCTATCGTGATACTAATAACAAGTTGCCACGTATCTGGGACACACAGCTAGCAGCCTACCTACTCAGTGGTCAGCGTCATTTGTATGCATCACTGGATGAGTTGACAGCAGAATACATTGGCAAACATGCATTGAAGGATGATCGTATCAAAGCCTATTGGAAGGCTGGCATTGATACACCATCCATTCCTAAAGATGAGTTAATCGACTATCTAATTGGTGATGTTGAGAATACATGCCAGATATTTCAAGCACAGTGGGCAGAAGCAGAGGGATTAGATATATTGCCGTTGATGTTCACACAGATGGATGCACTACGAGCAACCATTGAGATGAATAGAAACGGTATGTGTGTTAACTGGTATTACGTATCAGCACAGCGTGACTACTACGCAGAGATGTTGGATGATGCACAGACGTTAGTTGCAGTAGAAGCACCTGACTTAGACACAGCTAGCCCTAAGCAGTTGTCGTTATATTTCTTTGGTGGCGCTGAGAAGCACAAGGTGAAAGTAGATGATGGCTTTTATAAGAATGGTAAACCAAAAACTAAAACGGTGGAGAGCATTCGGAGAGTTATTGGCAAGTATGCCCCTACGGGGGAGCTAGGTAAGGGGGGTTACTATTCAACAGATGACGCAGTGTTGAAACAGTTGGCAGCAGGTGGTGATGGAGTCGCACAACAGCTACTAACCATCCGTGAGTGCAGCAAGATTAAAGACACCTACTATGAAGGGTTGCTATCCTTACGATTCCCAGATGGAAACATTTACCCCAATCTCAACCATTGTGCAACTAAAACAGGGAGATTGTCAGCAACTAACCCCAACCTACAGAATCAGACAGACACAGGAAATGTTAAGAGAGCATACATTAGCAGATACGGGGTGTTTGGCAAACTACTAGAGCTTGACTACAGCCAGCTAGAGATGGTGGCCTTGGCATACTTAGCTGATGACAAGACCCTCATTGACGATATTAATAACGGTCGGGACATGCACCGAGAGTTGTACAAAGGAATGTATGGTAGGTATCCAACTGACAAAGAACGGAAACCCTTTAAGCGATTCAGTTTCCTACTCGTTTACGGAGGAGGAGTTACTACTCTTATGGCGCAAAGCGGTTGTGATAGAGCAACAGCTAAGAAGTTTATTAACACATTCTACACACGATATACAGGAGTTAAACGTTACCATGAAGAAATAGTTGCAAAGGCAGAGAAGGATGCGGTGGTGAGCTATGACCCAGATAAGAGTGGGCCGCAGTACACCTACTACCACAACAGCCCAACAGGGCGACACTACATCTTTAACAAGTATCCTAACGAATACAAAGGGGGTCTGTCATTCAGTCCTACCGAGTTAAAGAACTGGCCTATCCAAGGCTTTGCTACAGGGGATGTTGTCCCTATGATGGTTGGTATCTTGCTACGTAAGTTGGAAGATGCTAAACTAACACCAGATGTTAAACTTGTTATGACTGTGCATGACTCTGTGGTACTTGATGTACCTATTGACAAGCTGCAAGAATGTGCTATATTAGCAAAACAAACACTGGAGGATGCACCTAAGTACATGAAGAGTATTTTCAACATTGACTTTCCTTGCCAACTAGGTGTTGGCGTGGAAGCAGGTTTTAATTGGCAAGACAAAGAAGTTTTATTAAAGGAAGATAAATGAGCTATATCATCGAGAACATCACAACCAAAGAAGTTACTACCAAGTTTGGCCCTAAGCCAGCGTACACCATTGTCGCAGGTGGTGAACGTTTCAGCTACGGCTTTAAGAAGCCAGTATTTGCAATTGGTGACGAAGTTGATTTCCAATATACCGAGAACACCTATGGTAAGAATGTGGACATGACCTCTGTGCAGATGATTAAGAAGGGCACAGGAGCACCTACCCCTAACACCTCATCCGCTAGCCCCGCTAAAGCCCCTTACAGCCCTCCTACGAAGGTGTTTCCAATCCCTCTACTACATGGTGATCGTGCCATTGTTCGACAGAACTCTATTACGAATGCTACGAAGGCAGTGTGTGATTTCATTGCTACCTCTGATGGACTTGATAGTGTTCAAGAGTATGCTGATCTAATCATTGAGATTGCACGTAAGTTTGAGGCTTATTCATGTGGCGACTTGGACGCACAAGCAGCAGAGGCAATGGTTAAAGAATGAAAAACATTACAACGCTAGTAAGTGATATTTACAGTGTTGTTAGCGGGAGCTTGGCTCCCGTTACTAGTAACAACAAGGTGGATGTTAGCTACGACAAGTGGTTTACACCACGAGATAAACTACGTGAAGAGAAGATATTATATTTCTCTGAGGTAGGTGATCCATGCCCACGGCGACTATGGTATAAATATAATATGCCTACAATCGCTGAGAAACCTGATGGCAAGTCACTACTCAAATTCTTTTACGGAGATATCCTAGAAGAGTTGGTATTGAATGTGGCAGAGGATGCTGGTCATACGGTAGAGAAGAAGCAAGAGAGGGTTGTTTACGACATTGGTGATGGTTGGTATGTACGAGGTCGTATTGACGCAGTTATTGATGGTGTGATGGTTGACGTTAAGAGTGTTACTAAATATTCTGAAGAGAAGTTTAAGAACAACCTTATTGACGATCCATTCGGCTACTATCAACAACTTAACGGCTATGCTACTTCTCTTAATTATAACGATGCTGGCTTTCTCACTATCCAGAAAGAGCTAGGACATGTAAACTACTATCCTATTGAAGTGAACAAGAGCTTGTTTAAGATGCAAGCTGAGAATGCAGCAGAGATTGCTAGTATGTCCAGCCCTGACAGCATCAAACGACTTGACCCTGTTCCAGCTAGTAAGACTAGTAAGAACAAGAAGCTGTGTACATCATGCAGTTATTGTTCTTTCAAGAAGGAATGTTTCCCTGAACTACGTACATTCTTGTACGCTAGTGGCCCAGAGTTTTTAGTTGAAGTGGTAGATGTACCACGAGTTATGGAGATTACGAATGCAAGTAATTAAAGAGGTGTGGTTGCTACAAGATAATCGATCAACCCCACAATCATTCATGTGTGCTCAGAATACAGCGACACCTAAGCTGTATGTCAATGAGAGGAGTGCTATTAGTAGCGCCCGATACCATGCAGATTACCACACAGATAACAAAGAAGTTTGTTATAAACCTGTAAAAGCTTTTATTGTAACCGAAGGAGAAGATGATGCTATTCCGTTTTGAAGCTGTTAAGCCTAGTGAAATCGAAGACAATGTATTTCGTGACATTGAGTACCCAACCAACTTAAAGGTTGTCCATGAGTTTGAGATGGATGATGCAACAAGATGGGATAATGTTTTGTTGCAATTTGCCAAGTTTCTAGATGCTACAGGGTATGTTGGTGTTCACGATAAAATTGGGAATCGAATCGCGGAAGATTGGGAAACTCTAACAAAAGGACTTGACGATGAAGATACTAGTAATCCCGGATTGTCAGATTAAAGAAGAGGTTGCTACAGAACATCTAACATGGGCAGGTAAGGCCATTGTGGATTACCGCCCAGATGTTGTAGTTAACTTAGGTGACTTTGCTGATATGCCCTCCTTATCGACGCATGATGTTAAAGGATCAAAATACTTTGAAGGATTGCGTTATAAGAAGGATGTAGAAGTAACCAAGGGTGCAATGCAGAAGATGCTAGAACCCCTACGACAGCTACAGAAGACCCAGAAAGAGACGAAGCACAAGGTGTATAAGCCTCGTATGGTGATGCTTATGGGGAACCATGAGAATCGTATAACTCGTGCTATTAATAACAACCCTACCCTTGAGGGACTAATCTCCACCAAGGATTTATGTTACGAAAAAGATTGGGAAGTCCATGAATTCTTACATCCTGTTTTCATTGGTGGTGTTGGTTTCAACCATTATTGGCCTGTTGGAGCTATGGGCAGGCCCGCTGGCACTGCTAGTGCTATTATCAATAAGCTCCATATGTCTTGCATTGCTGGTCATCAACAAGGAAAGCAAGTAGCCTATGGTAAGAGGGCAGATGGTAAACCTATCTGTGCTATAATTACTGGAAGCTATTACCTACATGACGAGAGTTACATGGATCAACTATCCAACAAACACTGGCGTGGTTTGGTAATGCTGAATGAAGTTAATGACGGTCACTTTGACGAGATGTTTTTATCAATTGAATATTTAGGAAGACGGTATGGCAAAGATTAAATATCACTCACGTAAGTTTCTTAATAAAACAACAGGCATTGCAGCCATTGAAACAAACATGGAGAGTTACGCATGGTCTAGCGGTGGCGTTGACGCTACAGTGTCCATCTCAGACTGTAGCCGACATATCAACTTAGACTTCAGTGTATACTCTAAGAAAGAGTTAGACGCACGAATTCAGAAGCTTGACCTACTCATCACTGAGTTAACTAAGCTACAAGAAATGTTCATTGACAACTCTGACGATCTTTGCAATGCAATGGATGAGGCAGCTAAGAAGCGTAAGGAGAACAACAAGAAGCGTGATAAACCAAAGGTAGTTGAAATTGAACTATAACGATAAACTATGGCAAGTTAAGCAATTCATTGAGGAGAACTTTGATGACCCTGTTGAGTTAACAATTGCATTAGGATTGTCAGTAGACGATATAGTGCTCCTCATCCCAGATGTATTAGTTGCTAACTACCACAAATTCTTTCAAACAAATGACGACACAGACGAAGACCTTGAAGAAGACGAGCCGCCCAACTTTGGAACTGGAGAAGATTGGGAAGAGTAAACGAGCAATTGTTATTAATAACGAACGACAACGTGATTGGATAGAGGAGTTACGAGAGTATGAGCAAGGTAAATCTGATATGGAGCACTCCCAACGGGGAGGATTTAGTGGCATTCATGGCGCGGGTTTCTAACCCTGAGAACCAAGACAACAAAGAGACAGCTAGTAAGTTGGTTAAGTACCTTATTAAGAACAAGCATTGGTCGCCGTTAGATATGGTGGACATGTGTGTAGAGATTGAAACTACACGAGACATTGCCCGTCAGATATTGCGACACCGAAGCTTTTACTTTCAAGAGTTTAGTCAACGTTACGCAGCAGTGTCAGACTTTGAGTTTTCAGAAGTCAGGATGCATGATGAAAAGAATCGTCAGAACTCATTAGAAACTGATGATACTTACATAAAGAACTGGTGGAATGCAGCGCAGTTACGTGTTCAATCTGAAGCTGAGTTGATGTATAATCAGGCACTTAAGAAAGGCATTGCAAAAGAGCAAGCACGTAAGTTATTACCTGAAGGGTTGACAATGAGTAAGATGTACATGAAGGGTACACTACGTAATTGGATTCACTACATTGATGTACGCACTGACCCCTCTACACAGAAAGAACACCGAGAGGTGGCATTACTAGTAAAGGAGCAGCTTCTTAAATGTTACCCAACAATGGAGTATTTATGGACGAACTAATTTACGATGAAGTTGTAATTAAACCTGTTGTTTACTTTACTGGTAAAGCAACGTTTGATAAAACACGGTTTGATGGGATAGAGGTAGGTCGTGTTAATGCAGTAGACCATTATGTGTGGGGCAGAGATATTATTAGAACCAGTGCTGTGTTAAAGAAGTATCCAGACGGAAGTTTTGAAACAACGAACACATTGTACAAGCCACTACCGAAAGATGGTTATGACATTTAAACAGACGATAGAACTTGCCCGTGAAGCTGGTGACGATTGGGATTCAACCCTGTCAACTGACAAAGAATTTCTTAAACGCTTTGAATCTCTTGTCCGTGCTGATGAGCGTGAGGCGTGTGCTCAAGTGGTCGAAGAATACCCACACTGGCTTGGCATGACTGCTAAAGCTGAAATAGCAAACGCAATCCGAAACATGGGGAACACATGACACTTGAGCATCTTATTGTAGGGGCTACAGGAGTTGGCTACCTCATCGTAGGTGTGCTACAATGGAGCAAAGGTGAGTTGTCTAACGGTATGATTTGGACAGGGTATGCCTTTGCACAGATTGGATTATGGTTAAATTTGAAATGAGGATGTATGATAAGTGAAATTGATATTTCAGATATGAAAGCACTGTATGACATGGAATATGGAAAACATTTTAAACTTGCACCAACAGATGTGGTCAGCGTACCACCGGCTAGTGAAGAGTTTGCAATGGGTGATGTATTCAAATTCATGGGTATTGACGGAATGTACAGCAAATGCATTGACAGCAATGGCACTATGCACCACTTTGCTGCTTGGACAAAAGTAGTACCGTGGGTGAAGTAAGGAATGATGGAGAGTGGACAGAGGGCCGCTATCGCAGCTTCATTACTAGTACGCTACGTGGTGGAATGCGAAGGTGGCCCCCTAAATGGAAGGCACTGAAAGAGGCAGAGTTAGGTAGGAAGACTAATAAGAAGTCTGGTAAACTAGCAATGCATTACAGATGTGCTAGCTGCCACAATGAATACACAGCCAAGGATGTTCAGGTTGACCATGTAGAGCCAGTAGTTAACCCGACTACTGGTTTTGTGTCTTGGGACACATACATTGACAGGATGTTTTGTGAGAAACATAACTTACAGGTGTTGTGTACAACATGCCATAAAGTTAAAACAAAGGAAGAGAAGAATGAATCTACGAGAGTATCAAGAGTTGGCGGCAAGGCTAGCACTGCCGACAGCACTAAACAACCAGTATCTAAGCCTAGGGCTAGTAGGGGAAGCAGGGGAAGTAGCGTCCCTGTTCGCAAAAGCAGTGAGGGACAGCGAAGGGTTAGTAAACCGAGACAGCCTAAAAAAGGAGGTGGGTGATGTGTTATGGTTTGTAGCTGTGCTAGCTGAATTTTATAACATGGATATGCAAGATGTAGCAGTTGCAAACATCAATAAACTGCGTAGCCGACAAGAACGTGGTAAGTTGCAAGGTAGTGGAGATGAACGATGAGGTACGAAGATTTAGAGTTTAGAAAGAACTCAGGAGCAAGGAATTCAGAGATTGTTGCATGGAGTCCATATCCTGACAGCGATAGAGGTGAGGAGTTTTGTTTCACACTTCTTTGGTGGAAGAAAGATAAAGAAGGTTACTACATTGAATATGTAGGTAGTCGCCCATTAGAATATTCTCATCCAGATAGATTACTCCACATGCTTCGTTACGGACAATCTGTGTTGGATGCAGAATATAAGTTTATGGAAGGAGTAAACAAGAATGGTTAACGAAGAAGAGGCATGGCTACACCATGTAATTAAAGACTTTGATTACATTGTACGTAGTGGTAAGTATGGCCCCTTGTTCTATGCCCTACTATCTGATGAAGCCAAGTTCATTATTAATAACATGCGTGAATGTGAGTTACGCAACATGGAGGTCAAATGTCCATTGCCGTCCGATTCATGACAGGTTTTGCACTAGGGTTGGAGATTAATCCCGGCCCCGGTGTATACGTGAGCCTATACTTAGGCATCGCAGAAGTTGCATTTTATAACGAAGAGGAATTAGAAGATGATTAAACACGAAATGGGTATCTACGAAACATTCATTGCTAAGAGTCGTTACAGCCGATTCCTAGAGGAAGAGAATCGCCGTGAGCATTGGCCTGAGACAGTTGATCGTTACATGAACTTCATGCATCGTCACCTTATTGGTAAGATGCATTACAAGATGACCCCTGAATTGTACAATGAGTTACACTCGGCAATTCTAAACCATGAAGTAATGCCCTCTATGCGAGCTATGATGACCGCAGGTGAGGCACTAAACCGTGACAACACAGCAGGGTATAACTGTTCATACCTCCCTGTAGATGATGTTAAATCCTTTGATGAAGCCATGTACATCTTGTTATGTGGCACTGGTGTTGGATTCTCAGTTGAGAGTAAGTATGTTAACAAGCTACCTGAAGTACCTACGCAGATGTTTAATAGCGACACTACTATCTCTGTGTCTGACTCTAAAGCAGGTTGGGCCAAGAGTTTACGTCAACTCATCGCCCTATTGTATTCAGGGGAAGTACCGAAGTGGGATGTTACTAAAGTCCGTCCGGCAGGGGCACGCCTTAAAACGTTTGGTGGTCGAGCTAGCGGCCCTAAACCCCTCACTGAACTCTTTGAATTTGTTACTAATAAGTTTAAAGGTGCGGCGGGTAGGAAACTTAACAGCTTGGAATGCCATGACATTATGTGCAAGATTGGAGAGGTCGTGGTTGTTGGTGGGGTACGTAGATCAGCAATGATTAGCCTCAGTGATTTGTCAGATGATAGGATGCGACATGCTAAAGCCGGTCAGTGGTGGGAGCGAGAAGGACAACGAGCACTTGCAAATAATAGTGCGAGCTATAATGAACGCCCCACCGTTGGGGAATTTATGTCAGAATGGTTGGCGTTGTATCAGTCATACTCTGGTGAAAGGGGAGTCTTTTCCCGAGCCGCAGCTAAAACTACTGTTGAAAAACATGGAAGACGAGACAGCTCTTATGAGTTTGGGACTAACCCATGCTCCGAAATCATCTTACGTCCGTATCAGTTCTGTAACCTTACTGAAGTCGTTGCCCGAGCAGACGATGATGACGAAAGTTTACAGCGAAAAGTTAGATTGGCCACTATCCTTGGCACTTTCCAGTCTACTCTTACGGAATTCCCTTATCTAAGGAAGGTGTGGCAGAAGAACACTGAAGAGGAACGTTTGCTAGGTGTATCCATCACAGGCATCCTAGACTCCGCATTGTTGAATAACATTGATGATGTGGGTCTGTCATCAAGATTAAGTGGCTTGCGTGAGCTAGCTGTTGTTACTAATAAGGAACTTGCTAATGAATTGGGAATTCCTCAATCCGCTGCTATTACGTGTGTTAAGCCTTCTGGTACTGTTAGCCAGCTTGTTGATAGTGCCAGTGGCATTCATGCTCGCCACAGTGATTACTACATTCGCCGTGTTCGGAACGATAACAAAGACCCTATTACAGCCTTTCTACAGGGTCAGGGAGTACCTTCAGAAGCGGATGTGATGAAGCCTTATGACACTACTATCTTTAGCTTCCCTATGAAAGCACCAGATGGTTGTGTTACACGAGATGAGTTGGACTCTTTCACACACTTGAAGTTGTGGCTAACCTATCAACGTCACTGGTGTGAGCATAAGCCATCAGTAACTGTGTATGTTAAAGAGAAAGATTGGCCTTCAGTGGGTGCTTGGGTGTGGGAACACTTTGACGAGATTAGCGGTATCAGTTTCCTACCTTGGGATGGTGGTAGCTACAAGCAAGCCCCGTATGAAGAGATTGGTAAAGAAGAGTACGAGAAGCTGAAAGAGGCTATGCCTAAGACAGTTGATTGGGAAACCTTCATTGAATATACAGATAACGTTGAGGGTGCTCAACAGCTAGCCTGTGTATCTGGTGTCTGTGAAATCTGAAGATGAGTTACTAATAGCTGAAGCGTTAGGGGGGAGTGAAAAGGCTTACTCCTCCCTGACAACTAAATATTGGAAACGTATATTTAGTTTCTTACGTAGACGAGTTAATGACAATGCTCTTGCAGAAGAATTGACACAAGATACGTTTGCAGCAGCCTTTAGATATTTGAATACGTTCAGAGGTGATAGTCAGTTTTATACTTGGCTATGCACAATTGCCATCAACAAGGCATCTAAACGCCCGTTTGAGAGCATTAAAACAGAAGTTGATAGTGTGACTAGTGTTACCCCTGAAACACTCTTAAACACTAAGCAAGAGTTTTTTATGCTGTTGGATATGATTGGTGATTTACCAGAAAAACAACGTAAGGCACTGTACATGAAACATGCTCAAGGAATGTGTTACAATGATATTGGTGTTGCACTGTGTTGTTCTTCTAAACATGCTAAGAACCTAGTGTACAAAGCAAAGAAAACATTAAGGAGTAGGTATGAGCAGCAATGAAGAAAGTTATCGAATGATGGAGGCACTGAGACGCTACTTAAAGCTGAAGGTGTACGAGACAGAAAAAACCGTAGAGATTGTCTTACAGTTTAAAACAGAAGACGGTAAGGTACATCAAGTTTGTAACAGTTTTATGGAGAAATGACATGGAAGTTGAAATGATTGAAGAGCACGAAGATGGATCAGCAACAGTGGTGTTGAAAGACATTGAACCCCGTATGATGCAGTTGTTGTTGCAAGAGGGTCTTATCTCTCTAATGACTAAAGAGATTGCACGACTAGAGAAAGAAGATAAGATTCCAGCTTTGTTGAAAGGTAAACCTAGTGAACTATAATCAAGTTATGGAAACACAATATGGTGGCAACCACTATAAAGAACGTGCCATTCAACCTTGGGAGATTTGGGAAGCGTATGATTTGAATGGGTGGGAGGCTAGTGCCCTTAAATACTTGCTACGCTACAAGGATAAGGGTAAACCACTAGAAGACTTGTACAAGTGTATGCACAACGTTCAATATCTAATTGCTAAAGAAGAACGTAGGTTGATGGTTGAAGAGACTAAGCAGTCAGTTAACACAGTTATTAATAACATGGTTGGGCAACTTACCTAATGACGAACGGGGCGCAATGCCCCGTTTCTCATTACTCACCAATTTTCTTTTTAAGAATTTCGTATACTTCTGAAACTGTACGTTCTTTTCCTGTTTTACCATCATAAAAAATATTTTTATTACTCTTTATTTGATTTTTATTTACTACCTTACTAGCTTTAGTAAAAGGTGATGCCATCAAGAACTTCTTAGCCCCACTTGTACCTAAGAAGTGAGCCGCATACAATTCTGTATCTGTAGGCTCCCTCTTCAATGCTTTCTGCAAAGAAGATTTATTCTCCTCAGTAAATAGTTTAGCAACCTCTAAAGACTTAGCAGGGTCTTTCCTATCATCTAGTGTGTAGTTTTTACCATACTTCTTAGTTAGAGATTCCCATGTACCCTCAATAAACTGGTGATGCCCTGTAGCACTACTAGTCTTAGATTTAACATCAGCCTGACCACTACTCTCAGCCATCTTAAGGCGCTCATAGTAGTCAGGTTTAGATGGCTCAGCTACTTCTTGTTGTACAGGTTGTTCCACTTGTGGTGGCTTACCTGAAGAAAAGAAGTTATCAAAGAATTTAAGAATGTCCATATTACTTAGTGTTAAGGTCAGCCATAGTAGCAGTATTAGACTTAAACTTTTCAGCTAATTGCTTCTTAGCTTCTGGAGTCGCACGTTGATAAGCGGAGTATACATAATCAATATTTAAATCAGGACTTTCAGCTTTCATCCTATCAAGAGAAGCTTTAACTTGTGCATCTAGGTCAGATGTACCAGATACAGGTGTGGTCGGTGTAGTTACAGGTTGTGCACTACTATTATAAAATCCACCATACGGTTGGTTATTATTAATAACAGTTGCAAACTCCGTACCCACTGCCTTAGCCTCTTTCTGTGTTAACATAGCCGTACCATACACAATGTTATTTAGCATAGGTTTAACTTGCTTCATAAACTCTTGAGCAGCAATTGTTGTTGTAAGACTGTTACTTGTTGCTGGCGCGGCGTTAGGGCCAACAAGGGTAGCCCTAGATTTAGGCAGCACAACACTAATCTCACCTGCATCATTAACACCTAGTGTTAGGGTTGTCTTATACTTAGCTTCAATTACCCGTTTAACATCGCTAATACTAAGGACAGCACCTGACACACTGTTGCTTACGTTACTCTTAATGACAGCTTGGTCAGTTTCTGGTAGCTTAGCAATTTGCTCACCATACTTCTTATAGTCACGAGATAGTGTTAAACTGTTAGCACCAGTAGCTACACTGGTGGAGAAAGCAGCACTGGCAATGTTAACTTCAGCAGGTAGGAGTGAAGTTTTCTTTAACAGTTCAGCAGCACTAGCACCTAATGCTTGATGTGCTGCACGAGTATTTGTACGTGATGCAACAGGGTCAACAGGTACAGCAGCACCACTTTGCTCTGACTGTAGCATGACACGTTTTACATCAGCTAAATCAGTTGCAGCAGCAACATCATTCCTAATACCTCGAACAGCATCTGCAATTCGCTTTTCATTTGTAAGCATAAACTCATAAAAATCTGGATTAGTTCGCTTAAGGTTTTCACGAGAAGCACCTAAACCATAAAATGCCATAACCATAGGGTTATTCTGCATAGCAGATTGTTGTTTAATGGCTAAGTCTAAAATCATCTGTTGTTCAGTAAGACTCTTATCACGGTAGTTTTTCAACACGTTAGCCATAGATAACAAACCAACTCCTTTATCGTCTGCATACATTCGCAATGATTGCTCAGCTTGACGATCAACGTCTGCATACAACTCCTTACGTTTAGCGTCAGATACATTAGGGTTTTTAGCTAAATAAGCATCAATTACACTGTAACCAGATTTACGGGCACTTTCAATGTTTGTTCGCATTTGATTAGTGTGTAGTGATACTAGTACTTGAAACTTTGTAGGATCAGTTACTTGTGGATCACCTTGTGCCATCAACTTTAGTGTGTCAGCAAACACTTGTTCTTTATCGTTAACACCTGTAGTTAGGACAGCAGCACCTAAGCTACCATCAAAAACAGCAGCAAACCCTGCACGAACAGTGTCTGTTTGTAAATCACTTTGATTTTGTAACGCACCAATGTTGTTCTTAATAACGTTAGTTTGCGTCTGTACTTGTAGCACTTGTTTAAAGCCAGTCATCTTAGTGTCGTATACACTCCGATTAGTCTGGTAATCCTTAAACAATTCTTCACGAGTACCAAACATACCTGTCTTAGCAGCATCGTCAATGTCTTTCATTGCTAAGTCTTCAGGGGACACTTGCTTAGGTGCTTCTTGTTTAGAGAAACGTTCCTTAACATAGTTCATCTGTGCCCAACGATCAGCGTATGGCAACCCTGTAACGGCCCCCACCTTCTCACGAATCTGACCAGCAAGACCGGGATATTGTGCAATAGCTTTCTTTGTCAACGCATCAATGCGGGAGACATATTGTTCATTAGACATGCCGCCTTCAGCAGCAGCCTTTAAACGTACCAACTCGCTATCGTAAGAGCGTAGTTGTTGTGCAGCCTTTGCTTGTGCATCTTCACCTTGTGCACCTAACAATGTTTCTGCAAACATACTCCCTGCCATAGGTGCGCCACTCTGCATTTGAGCAGCTTGTCTCCCTGCAACTTGTGCAGCTTGATTACTAATAAAGAATTCTTGAGCTAAGTTAGAAGCTCCTGCTTCAATGTTAGCTACCTCTTGCTCTACATACCCCTTATATACAGCACTAGCACCCTCTCCTAGGGTTTGAATAGCAGCCCGTGTTGCTGCACCAGCTTGTTGTAATGTTGCTGGATTAGCCATTGCTGGCTCAATGTTCTTAGTAATGTTTGCTTGATAGGTTGCCATTATTCGTTAACTCCTGTATTTACTACAATGTCTTTCACTGCCCAATCCTTTACAGCTTGATCTGTAAGCATCTTTTCATATTGAGTAAATGCCTCTACTTTATATGCTTCTTTATATAGTTGCTGTAAATCGCTACCTGAATATGTATTTAGAATAGCTTGTACAATTGCAGCGTGTGTTCTATGTCCTTCAGTGTCGTTATTACGTAACGCTGTTAAAGCTAACATGGCGTGTTTACCAATCGCTTTAGCAGATGTTTTAACATCGTCAGTTTGTGACTTTCTGCTACTGTACAATATTGACAAGTCTTCTTGTACAGCAGGTGGAATACCGAAACTCAACATCCATGCTTCAGTATCTGTCACACGGAACATTGCACCACCAGCACCACTCTGTACTTGGTTGTAGTTAGCCATTGCAATGCGTGACTTTTGAATGTTATTAAAGAAAGAGAAGCTTCCCTTACCAATCTCAGACAATGCAATTTGCAGTGTATCCATAGTCATAGGGGCTTTAGCAATGATTGAGAATGCTTCACCAAAACTACCTAGGATACGTAATGCAGCAAACCCTGACGGGCCACCAGCCACCTCCATGAATGTTTTCTCAGGGTCTAACAACCCCTTAACAACATCTTCATAATATTTGAAAGTGTTGAATCGGCTACCAATTGCTAGCTTAGCTTCACCATCAGTAATGGAACCAATCATACCTGCTACAACACCTTGTTGTACGTACAAACGAGCTTCTGGAGACATATCTTCTGGCACTACTTCTGTCAATAGGTCACGGAAAGGCCACAAGAAGTTACCAGCAGTACCCATCACTAGTGCGTGTGTTACTAATAACTGTAGTGCTTCTTTCTGTGAGAATGCTCTTGGGTTGCCCATCAAACTCTGTACAACGTTCATCATCAATTTAACTTGATACTGTACGAATTGTGCAGGGATAGACTTCCAACCTTGTTGCCATGAAGCTACGTTAGCCTTAGTCATGTTCTGTGTCAAATCATCTTGACGCTCTAGAATCTTAGCTAAGCTGTCATCAGTCCACCATGCAGCACCGGGGTTAGTTTCCATAAACTCCCTACGTGCAATGTCGAAGCTAACTAGTCGGCTATAGCCTTCACCAGAGTTAAATGGTGTTGCAGCCAAATCTCCTACGTTACGAGTTAACTTGTTCATAATGCCGTACTTACCTACTTCAGCACCATACAAGCTAGTAGTGTTGATACCATCCATTAGACCAGTGCGGCGAATAGCCCGTACAACTTCAACGAACTCTTCCTCAGACATACCCAAACCAAGGTTAGTTAGTTTGTTAGTCTTAGCAACAGTTTGCCAAATGCTTTCTTGATCGCTAAACAAAGCCATAGCGTACATAGCACTACTCTTAGCACTACGTAATCCATGCACAGGGGAGATGGCTACAGCGTTGAAAGCGTTCATACCTTGCATAAAGAACTGCACAGGGTTAAATGCAAAGAAGCTGTGAAATGCAATTGTACGTGCCCATGTGGGGTAATCTTTGGTAGCACGTAATGCAGCACCTAGTTTCATAACTGGTTTGCCACCTACACCACCCTCAATACCCTCACTTATCATACGCATAAAGCCTAGATATCCCTTCTCTTCTTTAGTAGGAATATTCATTTGAGCAATGATGTAGTCTTGCACTTTCTCAGCTACAGCCAAACGCTTGCTTTGACCAACATAATATCCTTTGTTGTTCAACATATAGCGGAATGCATTGTCAGGTGTCATTGTCTGCACGTTAGCTGGCAAGTCATCGACAAAGGTATTGAACCAACGTTGAATGTGACTCTCACGCCACTCAGTTGTAGACGCTACATATGCAGTGTTACCAATCTCAGCAGCCACACTATCTAACGGACTCACTGTGTTAACTGTATCTTTACCGAATACAGACAACACCTTATCACCCCGCTTGCTGGCAAAGTTACTAGTAAGGCCAATTGCTTCTTCTACATAATCATCATCAGTACGGGTAAACCTTACTTCAGCTTTAAAGTCTGTACCAAACCTGTTATTGTTTAGTGCATCAATGATTTCTTCTGGTCGCCATCCATAAGGCTCCATTAAGCGGCTAGCATCTTGAATGGTTAGCTTACCTGCTTTATGTAATGACTGAGCTTCAGACAAAGCTTTTACATAATTATTGGCATCAGCCACGCTAGCAGCAGTACGATGAGTAGTAGTAACTTCTTCAATAGCGCCATCAACTTCATAGCTAGACTTAATTTTAACAAAATACTCATCGCTGTAAATACGGCGATACTCACCAGCACGATAGGGAATTACCGTATCAATAGGTTGGCTAGCAAAGCTACCAACTTTAAAGCCAAAGGTCTTGCGGTATTTGCCATCAATTAGTACAGGCTCAGCAGCTTCGTAGAAGACATAACCCTTAGTGGCAATCTCTTCACGAAACTCTGCACTCATACGTTGCATAGCTCCAGTATCGCTAAGATAGACAAAACTACCTTCTTTAGGTGTTGTTGGCTTACCAAACAGTTGGTTACCATTGTCATCAAACTTAAGACCTGTGTTAAGTTGCACAAACCCTCTACGGGTCATGCTCTTCACAGCCACATCGTTACGTACTTGCCACATAACGTCACGCAATGCACGTACTTTGTAATAAGCATCACGAGCTTTTAATGAC